CACATCGACGTTCTCGAACATGCCAGAGGCCGGCGCAGACCTTGCTGTGATCTGGGGATGGCGGGTAGGGCGCCGGCTGCGCGAGGCTGGGTTCGATAAGCCGATCCTCGTCATGGAACGCGGGTATATCGGCGATCGTATGGGAATTTGGACATCGCTGGGCTGGGATGGCCTCAACAACCGCGCCCGGTTCCCAGAGCCTCAAGATGAGGGCCAGCGGTTCTGGTCCAGCCACGGCGGCCTCGCGAAAGAATGGGAACGGTTCGACGGCTATCACCTGATCGCTGGGCAGGTGCTCGGCGACCAGTCTCTCCTGACGGTCAACTATCTCGAATGGCTGAAGGACACGATCGATGAACTGGACCGCATGGGCGTCGATGTGCGGTTCCGGCCACATCCAGAAGCAGTGCGGCGAGGGCAGCAGTTTCCGGTGCCGTCGTACATGGTTTCCAAGGGAACGCTGGAGCGCGATCTGTCCGAGGCGGCATGCGTCATCGCCTACAACTCGAATGCGACCGTCGATGCGGTTCTGGCGGGCATCCCGGCGATCACGGTCGATGAGGGTGCGATGGCTTGGGATGTCACCTCGCATCACGTCAGCCAGGCGCTTGTGACGCCGGATCGGAATGAATGGTTCCGCCGCATGGCGTGGACGCAATGGACTTTGCAGGAAATCACGTCTGGCGAGGCGTGGGAAGTCGTCAGGACAGCGATGTAATGTCGAAAGTCACAGGGCACCGACAGACGGCCGCTGCCATCCGCAAGCTCGCCCGACTGCCGCAGGGAGTCGTTGGTAAAGCGTCTCGGAAAGCGATGGCGCCGATCCTGCGCGCAGCCAAGGCCAACCTGCGCAAGAACAAGAGCTACAAGCGCGGGGTTTTGAGCCGGTCCCTCGTCATCCGGAAGCTGCGAGGCACGACGTCGCTCAGTCAGTGGGTTATCGCGGCGTCGGGTAGGGGCATTGGAATATCTGCACTCGTCGAATTCGGAACTGCGCCCCACTGGCAACCTAAGCGCGGGCGGATGCACCCCGGCGCGCGGGCCAAACCATTCCTGACGCCGGCATTTGAAGCGCACGATGATCAGGCCGTCAAGATCATGGTCGATGAACTCGGCAAGGGCATCATGCAGCATGCCCGCGCAGTAGCCTACCGGGGCAAATGACATGATGATCCTCGCGGCCTACAAGGCGCGGCTTCTGGCGGCGCCGGCGGTCGCGACGAAGCTGAAAGGCGGCATACATGTCGCCGTGGTGGCGCAAAATTCGCTTCACCCTCACATCCTGTTGGAGTTGGTCGAAGAGGGGCAGGATTACACCCACCAAGGGCCGGTCGGCCTTCTGGATGCGCACATTCGGGTGACGTGCCGCTGCGCAAACGCCGAGACAGCCTTGCCGCTTGGAGATGCCGTCGTCGCGGCGCTGGAGAACTGGACCGGGACGCTGAGCGGTTGCTGGGTGCAATTATCAGAGAGGTTCAACACCGCTGCTGACTTCGAGCCCGGCCCCAACGTCTTCCGCCATATCAGCGAGTACACCGCCTACTATCGGAGAACGACATGACCGAGGACGACAAGCCCGTCTCCGCGCTGCCGGAGAAGTTCGAGGTGTTCGAGCGCACCATGAAGGCTGCCGACGCGATGGGAATGTCCCCGGAGAAAATGGCGCAGGTTACGGAAACGATCGCGGACGCCTTTGCGCCAGCCGAGGAGAGGCCCAAGCGTCGCCGATCCACGCCGGCCGTGAAGCCGAAGGACATGCCGGAGCCGGAGAAGAAGAAGCGCCTCACCGCGGCCGACGTGCCCGGTGTAGGCGGCATGATCGAGAAGCGGTGGGCGGGCAAGCCGATGTGGGAATGTCCGAAGTGCCTCGCGACGACGTTCAAGGAGCAGGACGCCAAAGTCCACCAGTGCAAGCAGGTCAAGTACGCCGACGAGGAAGGTTTGGCGGACTGACATCCCCAGCAATCGGAAGCCCGACGCCCGGCCATCGCGCCGGGCTTTTTCGTGAAAGGACAGGAACATGGCAAATCCGAACAGTGAGGCGCAGCTTGGCTACGGCACCAAGTTGCGAATGGGCGACGGCGGGAGCCCGCAGAGCTTTGTCGAGATCGGCGAGGTTGGCGATTTCGAGGATGGTGACACCATCGAACTCGTCGAGGTCACGAACCATCAGTCGCCCAATAGTCGCCGCGAGTACATCGCTGGGCTCAAGGACGGCGCCGAGATCAGCTTCCCGGTCAACTATCTGCCCGGCCACGCGACGCATAACCGTGCCACAGGACTGCGCGGCAAGATCGGCGAAGTGCTGGATTTCCAGATCGTCGCTCCCGGCGAGACGGAAACCTACAACTTCTCGGCCCTCGTAATGGGCGTCACCCGCTCGTTCCCGGTTCAGGGCGTGATGCAGATGACGGTGACGCTGAAGAAGACCGGCGCCGACACCTACACGCCGATCCCGTGAGGTGATCTGTGGCCGTGAATCCTCTCAAAGGCGAAGTAGCCATCCCTGAAATCGGGAAGGGCTACTTCATCGCCTTCACCCTGGCCGACATTGCCGCCTTGGAGGCGGAGTACGGCCGGGACTTTTTCAACGACATGGAGCAGGCGTGCGTTGATCGCGCTTTCCCTGATCTGACGAAGATTCTCGCCATCGGCCTGCGCAAGCGGAACAGCAAGGGCGAGGTCGAGAAGGTCGGCGACGACGAGGAGTTCTTCCACGACCTCACCCAGCGCGAGGATTTCGATCTCGCCTGCGTATACCAGCCGATCATGGACGCGATCTCGAAGTCGTGGCTCGGCAAGACACACGCCCAGCTTGTCGAGGAGGCCGTCGAGGCTCGCAAGAAGCAGGATGCCGAGAACCTGAAGCGAGCCAAGGAGGCGGCGGAAGAGAATGGTGTCCCTTTCGACGAAGCGTTGTCGAGCGGGCTCTTCAAGCTGCTGACACATATGGCCTCGACCCAACCACCGTCTGGGAACTGACGCCTCACGAGATTTTCCGCATCGCCAAGGCGAGATCGGAGAAAGAGGCCCAGGATTTCAAGCAGGCGATCACCGTCGCCTGGCTCAACGCCAAGCTCCAACGAGCGAAGACGATCCCCAAACTGGAAAAGCTGACCCGCGAGAACAAGCCGCCCTCGTTTCGCGAGGTTGTTGAGCGCATCCGGTCTGCTCCATCCGCAGAAAGCACGTAGCCCATGGTCTCCACCGCGGCCCGCGTCGGCTCGATCAATGTTCTGCTTTCGACGCAGCTTGGGCCGGGCATGGCTGGGCTCAATGCGTTCGCGGGCGCCGTTGATCGCACTGGCGCGTCCGTCTCCCGCAGCGTTGCCGGTATCGACCGCTCTATTGGCGGGCTCAACCGCTCGATGGGCAACATCAACACGCGGGGTATGACGAGTCTCACGCTCAGTGCCCTGCGCGCCGGAACGGCGATCAATCAGCTTCAAGGTGTCGCTCTTGCGGCTGGCGTCGCCGTGGGCGGTCTATTCCCAGCGGCTATTGCGGCAGGCATGATCCGAACCGTGGATGGTGCCCACCGTCTCAGCAACCAGCTTCGCACAGTCACAACCGACGCCAACGACCTGAAGGATACCCAGCAGGCGCTCTATGAAGTCGCCCAGCGGTCCCGATCGTCTTTCGACGGCACCGTGACGATCTACGCCCGCACCGCACGCGCGGTCGAGCACCTGAACATGAAGCAGAAAGACCTGCTTCGGATGACGGAGACGGTGCAGAAGGCGTTCGCCGTCGGTGGAGCGACCACGGCCGAGGCGTGGGGCGGCGCCGTCCAGCTTTCGCAGGGCATCGCGTCCAACCGCTTCAGCGGCGACGAGTTCCGGTCGGTGGCTGAGAACGCCCCTGTTTTGCTTCAGGGCATGGCAAAGCATCTCGGCGTCACCATCGGCAAGCTGCGCGAGATGGCGCATGCCGGCCAGTTGACCGCGGATGTCGTCACGAGAGCCATCATCGGGGCATCGGATGAGATCGATGCGGCCTTCGCGAAGACGACCTCTACCATCGAGCAGGCTTGGACGCGCGTCGGTAACGCCGTCACCAAGTACGCGATGGATTCCAAGCAGGCGGATGCTGCGTCGCTGATTATCGTTGGCACGCTCAACATGTTGGCCGAGAACGTTGGAGACGTGGCGACCGCGCTGTCGCTTCTCGGCATCGCAATGGTCTCTGCCCTCGGCGGCCGGGCGATGTCTTCCATTGCAGGCGGCATCCGGGCGGTTACGACAGAAACGGCGAAGGCACGCGCTCAGTCCAAGCTTGCGGCACAGGAGTCATTGAAAGCCGCTCAAGCCGAGGCTGCCGCGAACGCCACAAGGCTCGCCAGCGCGAAGGCGTACTACAACACCGTCACCCAGGGCGTTGCCACCGAAAAGACCCGACACAGGGCTTCGCAGGCGCTCTACAAGGCC